AGCTTTGCATAGAAAGAATGGACGGCGGTTTTGATGGCATTGTGCCGCGTATCGAAGGTGCTGTGGTCGGCACCTAAAACACGCGTCCTTCTGCCACTATCACTAAGGAAGTTCTGGAGGAAAGTCCACTGAGCGCCAGACCCAGCGTTGACCCCCCCAAAACAAAAGGACGACGAGACATTCTGCAGAACGCAAGAGACTATGTTACCCAGTGCTTGCTTGAGAGCGAGATTGGGGGCGAGATCGATAACAGTAAAGTACCGACCCCCGCCCTTAACTAACTTACTAGCAGGAATAACCTCATCTTTAATAACACACTTTGCCTCAATGAGAGGCGCAAAACCGGAAGAGACCTCCCGGTCGTACGCATCCCACATGGCAACAAGGGGTTTCGAGACGAGGTAAGTCTCAGGGTCCAGCTGCTCCACAGCGGTTTTAGCCACTATGCCCTGACGTGCTAAGCCAGGACCAACAGCCTTGCTGGGATCCCGTCCAGAGATGTAAGTTGACTCTTTACAGCCAACCACCACCTGATGACGCGTCAGAAAACCATATTTGACGCGGGGGATGGGGAAACGAGAGACATAGGAATCCACGACACTGTCCATGAGGGCAACGTCGTAAAAACCCTTAGTGTCGGAGGCGGCTTCGAACTTACGAGTGGTCAAACTGACCCACCCATTTCCAAAATCCACCGCCTTTTGTCGAGGCTGAACATAAGGCTCTGACAGACCACTCTCAAAAGCAGCCTTGCCGAGAGCCTCCTGACCAGTGAAGGTCGTAGTCCTAGCGCTGGGCTCATGGCCCAACACTGGGAAAGGTATGTCGAGTCCCTTCTTCTGCATCCACCCCGCGTCGCTCAGGTCGTGAAGACCCGAGAAACGGGGCAGATGAGGAAGTCGGGAGGAAAAACGAGTGGGTGGGACTCCGTGAATAACGGGGATGATAGTAAGGATGTCGGCAGGGATTAACTGAATCATGGAGCGACCGCTCCACGCGCCAGCATATATCCCAACCAAACACCCATTCGGATCCACGATGGGAGACCCACAGTCTCCCTTTGTGAGAGGGAGCTGATTGGTCAACATAGAATAGGGATAGTCACGACATGGCTCAGCCAATGAAGTGGGAAAATTACCGGAGAAAAGGTTGTCACCCGATGAGGCGGCGTGCGTCTTAACCTCAGGATAAGGACATTTGGTGAAGTTCGTTAAACGAACAACAACATAGTCCTCTCCTGAAGAAGGAAACGCCACACACTCGGGGTTGAAGATCTGTGGGTAGTCTACGCCTTCATAGTTGAGGTTCCACTTCTCCCCGCGCTGAACCGGAACCACCTCGAGCCCTTTAACAGGGTAAAAGAAGTGGCGCGGTAAGAGTGCGGAGATAGGAGAGAGAATAGTCCCTCGAGTGCGAGAGTTCAGTCGGGTGACCGTAACTCGCGCAGGAAGGACATGAGTGAAAGCTCGTACTCCGAAGCCAGCTGCAGGATACACGGGATTGAAAGTGGGCTCCTCGTTAAGAGGAAGACCT